ACCTATGAAGAAAGCAGCTAAAGACTCTAAATTAAAACATGAGGTTATTGCTAACGTATTAGGTAAGTTAAAAGAAGCTGAAGTATCACCTGCTGAGAAAGCAGCTAAAGATGCTGAAGTAAAAGCATTACAGGCCAGAAAGAAAGCTATCGACGACGAATTAACAAGAATTCAAAGAACAGGCTTAACTGAAGGTATGCATGCTGATTACGAAGGTAAGATGGCTAAAGCACAACTTATCTCTATCGTTAAAAATGCAAAAGACTTATTTGATTCTATGGATGATAACACTCAGTTGAAAGCATGGATTCAATCTAAGTTAACCAAGGCAGAAGATTATATTAGTTCAGTTAGAACTTACCTGGACGGCGAATCGCTATCAACAACCACACCTTTAGTACATAACAGCGAGGCAGTTAAAGATGATCAAGGTGCTGCTTTAAATATCGGAGACGTAGTAAAAGCTGCAGACGGTAAAATCTACCAAGTAGTATTTTCTTATTCAGAAGGTAAGCCTTTCTTAACTCCATTTGACTTGAAGAGAAGAAAGCCTGTGAACCTAAGAGAAAGACATTATTTTGATAACGTTGCAGAGGGTAGCCAAGAAGGTATGCCACTTGCTATAAAAACCTCAAAAGTATTAGATGCAAGTGCCACAAAGGGTGGCTTTATGAGATAAAACTTCGTAACTTTAGCATAAAATGAATAAACACCAACTCAGGTCCTTGATTAAAAAAACCATTGTGGGAAAACTACAAAGGAAGGGTATTAACAAATACAAAGAATATAAAGTTTTAAATCATGTTCCTGACTTGATATCTATTCTAACTGATTTAATGTCTTCCCAATTTAACCTATTTGTAAAAGACATTGAATGGGTAGCACCAAAACCACCAACCTTTAGAATCGTCCTTGAAAACGATCAATTGTTTTACCTATATGATTTAGGAAGATCCTGGGTAGCGGAGGTTGAAGGTAAGAAATATTACCTACTAAATTTAGGAGAAGAAGAAATGGCAATGTCAAAAATTGCTCGTATTCTTAGATACGGAAAAGCAGTAAACGCAGACATGGGAGAAGAATTCGGAGCAAGTGGAGGATCAACAAGCGGTGGAGGAAGTACCGGAGGCGGCGGAGGTGGAAACATGGAAGCAGCTTTAGAAGAACCTCTACCTGGAGAAGCAGGAGCTGAAGAGGTTACCGCTGAAGAACCTGAATTAGAATTATAATGGATATAATCGAAAAATTTATTAGAGAAAACTGTTGGAGATTTCCAAAAGGATACCCTGATATAAGTGACCCTAAAGATAAAGAATTACTATTCAAGTTATTAGAAGAGATTCAAATACCAATCACAGAGGTAGGGAAAGATGATTATAATCTATTATTCCCAGAAGCAAAGAAAGAAGCTGAGTACTTAGCAACTGAATTAGAGTTGGATACAAGTAGTTTATTTAAAGCAGGAAATAGAAATAGAATCGGTGTCGTTACAGATATACCAAGACAGGAATTTTTCGATAGATTAGAAGATCTAGGATACGAAAGAGACCTTAGCATTTCAGGATCCGGATCAGGTGGAATGAAAAAAGGTAATATCGAAGTTATCCATAAGCCAGCTTCTGCTCAAGTAGGAGGAGGTCATGGAAAAGAAAACGAAGAGACCTTTAGAGGTATTTTAAATGAATTAATTAAACAAGCCGGCGGAACAGCAGATATTAAAATTCATGCCGGAGATAATACAGTAGAAGCTAAAGATATAACCTCTGTAGTAGATAATTCAAAGACTAAAACAGGAGAGTACTATAAGCCAGATGCTGATTTAATGTCCGGAGAAAATACAACTCTAGGAGTTTCGATTAAAAAAGACGGAGAAGCTAGATGGGAGAGCAGTTCAATAAGGCTAAAAACCATATACGATAACTTTATTCAGAAAGCTAGCAAAGGTGAAATTCCTAATCTAAAACTAACTCAAAGACCTGATGCTAAAAAAGGGAAGTATTTTATGCAAACCGAAGATGGTCGCAACTACGGTAAAGTAGTAATTGACGAATTTCCTGATACCTTTGATAATGAATTTATTTTCGGTAAACCCGAACAATTCCCCGTCATCGTAGTAGAGAGGAGTTTCTCTCCAAACGATTTTAAATTAAATAATAAGACAATTACAGTACAGGTCTCTAAAATATACAAAACTTTAGATGATGTAATAGAAGCTGGTAAAACACCTGTAGTTGTATTTTCACACCATATTAATAAACCATACGGCATAGAAATCCGAGTATTCCCTGCATCTAGTCTTCCTAAAGAGGACGGCAGAGCAGTAACTATGAAGATTCATTATGACGAACTAGCCTAATATTTATAGACATGTGTAGCTGCGGATGTAATACTTGCGAAACTAAGGCTCCTTTATTAACTGAAGGTGTTTTGTTTGAGCAACCAATCTCAGAGAACCTCTTATATCATATCAAGAACGGAAAACCAATAACAGAAAATACTTTTAGATACGGTTCAACTGCTTTCATTAATTTATGGAAAGAAGCAAGAACATTATACTCAAGGAATATTTTAAATGTTGGAGAAGAAGACGAGCATATTTTATTAGAAACTCATTTAGGGGAATACGGAATGTTTGAAGGAGAAAGAGTTCCTTTAGACTTATTAATGCTTGAAGAAGAAGATCTTATCGAGGAAGCTAAGTACCAAGGTAAAGAAGTAGCTTTAGGAAAACCTAAAAGAGGTGGATCTAAAAAATTCTACGTTTATGTAATGAATCCTAAAACTAAGAAAGTAAAGAAAGTTTCTTTTGGAGGTACAACAGGATTAACAGCTAAAATAAACGATTCAGCAGCTAGAACAAACTTTGCAAAAAGACACAACTGCGCTGAAAAGAAGGATAAAACAAAACCAGGTTACTGGGCATGTAGATTACCAAGATATGCTTCTTTACTTGGATTAAAAGGATCCTATTCAGGATTTTGGTAATATGGAAAATCTACGCCTACTTATCCGTAAAGTCTTAGAAGAACGGAGCCTGAGAGATTGGGTTAAAGAGAAGTGGGTACGTATAGATTCAGACGGTGATATTGCAGGTGCTTGTGGAACTTCAAAAAATAAACAAAGACCTGATCGATGTCTACCTCAAGCCAAAGCACAGTCTTTATCTAAATCTGAAAGAGCAGCTACTGCACAGAAAAAGAAAAAAACATCTGCACAAGTTGTTGCAAATACTAAAAAAGCAAGAGTAACTGAGATTCTACAAATACTAGAATCAGATTACACTCCAACTAATAAAGGATTATGGTCTAGAGCTACATCAGCCGCTAGAGCTAAATTTGATACATATCCATCAGCTTACGCTAACTTATGGGCCTCTAAATGGTATAAAAAAAGAGGCGGAAGCTGGAGAAAAAAGAAAAAGAAATGATTAATCTACTAGACATCTTAAGTGAAGCAGAGGTAGCAAAATGTCCTGCACCTACTCAAAATATTGAACTTAACCTTCAGAATAGACAGAAGGCAATTAATGAATATGGATACGGTCCATTGAATCCCAATGAACCTAATGAGAAGTTCTGGCAGGCTAAAGTAGATATGTGGAAGCTTGATTCTGCAGAAGAAGCTAAAAAATCACTTTGCGGCAATTGTGCAGCATTTGATATAACAAAAAAGACTTTAGACTGTATTGCAAAAGGAATAGGTGACGATGAAGGTTCTGAAGATCCTTTTGATGTTATTGAAGCTGGTGATTTAGGTTACTGTAGGTTCTTAAAGTTCAAATGTGCAGCTGCTAGAACTTGTGATGCTTGGGTTGTTGGTGGACCAATAACAGACGAAAAGAATGATAAGCAAGCTTAAAGAATGGTTTAACCATTTAATTATACCAAGACCGGAATTAAGTAATATGCCGATCTGTCCATTTGCTAAAGCAGCAGTGGTAAACCAAGAATATACTGTAGAAGAAACAAACCTCGATGATATTGCATTTCAAATCAGTAATGCAAACGTTCAAGTCTATAAGGTCTGTATTTTCTATTTACCTAACTATGAGATTTACGAAGTAGAAGCATTAGAAGCTAAAACTAAGATGCTTAATCGTAACTTCATGCACAATAATAAAGTAGTTTTAGATAGTGATCCTAGAAACCCTTTTGCAATTAACGGAATAACAACAACCTTTCCAGACTGTTATATTTGGATAGTTCAGGACCTAGCAGACTTGACTTCCAAGTCAAACGGGCTTAAATTTACAGATTATTATAGTTACTGGACAAAAGAGCAATTAGACGAAGTTGTATCATGGAGAAACCTTACAGAGACCTAGAAGTTACTGACGAGTATATCATTCGTGAGTTTAACGAAAACATAGACCCCATAGAATTATTATGGCATCGAGATGACGAAGATAGAACCGTGGAGATACTTGGAGAAACAGATTGGAAGTTACAGCTAGATAACAGCTTGCCAACTTCTTTAAATGAGTCTATATTTATAAAGAGACATGAGTGGCATCGGGTAATAAAAGGAACCGGAACACTGAAGTTAAAAATATATAAGTCATGAAACAAGCTATTATTTGGATTATCGTTATCCTTTTTGCCGGAGGAATTGCTTACACCCGCTTTTTTAAACCTGAATCAAAACTACCTGACACTTCTATTTACGAAAGAAGGATCGATTCATTAAATAATGAAATCGAATTACACAATCAAAAAATAAAGCAGTTAGATTCTTTAGTTGACATACAGAAAGCTAAAGTTTTAAAACTTGAAAACAAATTAAGTAAAACCGCAGCCGAAGCTGCTAAAGAACATAAACAACATGAAGAAGATCTTAAGCGTATTAGTGCTATGTCTAATAGCGATGTCGCCTCTCTATTCGCAGAAAGTTTCAAGTGATACTTGCTGTGTTCCTTGCAATGCTTTAAGAAAAGCAATTACTGTAAAAGAGGAAAGAGTGTACTGCGGGAAGCAATTAGGTTTTGCCCGTGATTCTATTTCGACAATGAAGGAAATTATCTTTGCAAAAGATACTATTATTCTTCATAGAGATAGCTCTATTGCTGAATATAAAGCAAACGAAATAAACTATAAGCAGGTTATCAAAGAAAAAGACTCTATCATTGAAACGTATAAAAAAGAAAATAAACGTCTAAATGCAGCTAAAATAGTAGCCTATGCTGTCGGTATTATTTCGATAATCTCAGGTTTACTATTAGGAATATGAGCCAAGACTTAAAACAAATCATTAGGCAGGAGTATGTCAGGTGTGTGGTTGACCCCATTCACTTTATGAAAAAATACTGTTACATTCAGCATCCATTAAGGGGCAGAATCTTATTTCATTTATACCCTTTTCAGGAAACAGTACTAAGACACTTCCAAGAAAACCCTTATTCTATCATTTTAAAGTCAAGACAGCTAGGTATTTCGACTTTAGGTGCAGGATATGCACTGTGGTTAATGCTTTTCCACAAAGATAAGAACGTTCTAACCTTAGCAACTACACAAGCAACTGCACGTAACTTAGTGTCGAAAGTACAGTTTATGTACGAAAATCTACCTTCTTGGTTAAAAATTGATGCAGAAGAGAAGAATAAATTGAGTTTAAGGCTCTCAAACGGGTCTAAAATCACAGCTAAATCATCAAATTCAGATGCTGCTCGTTCAGAAGCTGTATCATTACTGTTAATTGACGAGGCGGCCTTCATTGATAACATTGGAGAGACGTGGGCATCCGCTCAACAGACCTTAGCAACAGGTGGTGGTGCGATCGTACTATCAACTCCCTACGGTACCGGTAACTGGTTTCACCAAACCTGGGTTAGAGCTGAAGCAAAAGAGAATGAATTTCTACCAATTAAGTTACCTTGGTACGTCCATCCTGAAAGAGACCAAGTTTGGAGGGATGCTCAAGATAATTTACTAGGAGATCCCCGCCTTGCAGCACAGGAATGTGATTGTGACTTTGCAACTTCCGGTGATACCGTCTTTTACGGAGAGTATCTAGAGTTCTACCAGCAGACTTACATCAAAGAACCAATGGAAAGACGTGGGGCTGACATGAATCTATGGGTATGGGAACCTGTTGACTACTCAAGAAGCTACATGGTAGTAGCAGACGTAGCAAGAGGTGATGGAAAAGACTACTCAACCTTTCATGTTATAGATATTGAGAACAACTCCCAGGTTGCAGAATATAGAGGTCAGTTAGGAACTAAAGAATTCGGCCACCTGTTAGTAGGTATAGCATCTGAATATAACCAAGCACTGTTAATAATTGAAAATGCTTCTATCGGATGGTCAACAATTCAGACTGTTATTGATAGAGGTTACGATAATCTATACTATTCTCCCAAAGGAGGTAATATGACTGCCGAATCCTACTTCGATCAATACGATTACAACTCAAATATGGTAGCAGGATTTTCAATGAACTCCCGTACCAGACCGTTAGTTATTGGTAAATTCCAAGAATACATTAACGAAAAGGCAGTTATTATTCAATCCAAGAGATTAGTTGAGGAGATGAGAGTGTTTATATGGAAGAATGGTAGAGCAGAAGCACAAGGAGGGTACAATGATGACTTAGTAATGGCTTTCGGTATAGCAATGTATATCAGAGACACTGCTTTAAAGTTCCGTCAACAGGGATTAGACTTAACCCGTAACGCTCTAAACAATATCTCAACCACAAAACCAACACACCAGGGTGTATATCTACCGTCTCACGTTGTTAATCCATATGAAATGGATAATGGCAGAGGAGGAAAAGAAGATATAAGCTGGATTTATTAACTATTTATACTTATATTAATAATAAACAATGGCTGATACCAGTATATTTTCGAGATTACGTAGGTTATTTTCTA